GAGAGAGAAGTAGAATTAGTTAAGAAAATCCGGGACCTATTAAACTGCAAGAAAATTGTGGTAACTAAAGGCGATCTTCGGATAGAGGTAATAAATGAGTGAGAACATAGAAGCAATAGAAGCACGAGTAGGAGAGGCACAGGAGTTTAATACTGCCCTTGCCGAACATCTAGGGAAGAACTTTTTCATTGATGGCAAGACAATGGTTCAGTGGAAGAAGCATTTTTATGTAGATATTCCAGAAGAAGTTAATTTTTCTTCGCTAGTAAAGCTCTCTGCAGAAGTTAGCAGAAAATATCAAGAGGCTGCCTATCATAGAGACAAGCAAGGAACTCAACTAATCCTCCTTGAGCAGGCAAAAGATGATAAGTATCACGACTCTTACCATTCAGTACGCCGCGAGCACGAAGAAAAGTTTGGAAAGACTCTATCTGCCGAATCGTGTCGTGTGGCAGCTACACTGGCAAGCAAAGATCTTGATAACGTAATCTCGAATCAGAAGATAATCAAAGATTTTTGGGCGAAGACTTGTGAAACTTTAGTAGAAACCAGAAAACATCTTGAGCTTATCGGCTGGGCTCTATCTGCCGATCTAAAGCTCAACAAAGAAATCATAGTAAAAACAGGAGGATAGAGATGAAGTTCTTTATCGCAATGAATGATGGCGCTGATCTTATGGTTGAGAAAGAAACGAAGGAAGAGGTTAGGTCTTTTGTAAGGAATAATTTCCTGTCTGATAAAGATAAACTTCCAAAGAAGAAGGACATCTTTATTATCAAAGGCCAAAAGCTTAAGTTCAATTTCTCTTTTGATTGCTCGCTGGTAGACGATGACTAGTCTTACGAAAGAGATAAAGAACTGGGCACGCTTATGGCACGCGCGCGTCTATATCACAGATAAAGAAATTATTATCGCGGGCGTACCAGACGAAATGAGACATTTTAATTGTCTCTCTGCAACAGATGAGGACAAAATTATTGCTCGCTTCCCAAGGCCGATAGACGTTGAGACACCAGAAGAGATCTGCAGAAAGACTCATATGCAGAATTGTGGTAGTTGTAATAGATGGGACTGTGGAGACTGTCTTCATCCGGAGAAAAACAATGGTTGAATTCCCAGATGGCATAACAAGAGAAGCGGCTACCGAAGTCTTATGTAGACTTGATATTACCAGAGATCATTTAGTAGACGCTCTCTGCCGCCATACTGAAGTGATAGAAGCCCATGAGTGGAGACCATTAGCCGATCATGTAGCTGGTCTTATGGCGATGGCTTATAGGCAAGGAGCAGAGGATAATGAAAGTATTTAAAATAGAAGTCTCTAGATTCGTTCACCAAACAACGTATCTTTCAGTAGAGGCGGAAAGCGAAGAAAGCCTAGAGAACTTCTTTTATATGTCTGAGGCAACGAAGGATCTTGATGAGATAGTTTCTCATATGGACCGTCTCAGCTGGATGGAAGAGTTTGTTCCCCACGATAGTCCAGAAATAGATTATACTATCCTGAATGAAATCCAGGAGTGGGATCCAAACGATACTCCAGACATTACCTACGAGCAATTGAAACTCCTTTCTTCTATGGAGGATAAATGACCATCAAGACTAGAAAGATTGATGCTATTATCGCCAACCCAGATGGCTCTATTGTCTTTGAGAAAAAGAACTTTGAGATACCAGAAGGATGGTCAGATCGTGCTGGGATTATCGTTGCAAGCAAGTATGCAACCGACAATGAATATAGCGCACTAGAAGTCATAGGCAGAGTTGTTTGCCAAATTGGAACCTGGGGCATAGCTCAAGGTTATCTTAAAAATACTTCAAAGAAAAGCGATGATAACTATACTGTTTTTACAGAATATCTTACAGAGATCCTAGTAAATCAAAGAGCTAGTTTTAATAGCCCTGTCTGGTTTAATTGTGGTGTACCAGAGAATCTTCCACAAATGTCAGCTTGTTTTATCTTCCCAGTAGAAGACAATATGGGCGATATCTTAGAGCACACCAAGCGAGAAGGGATGGTTTTTAAGTCTGGATCTGGTGCTGGCGTAAACGTTTCAAAGCTTAGAGCCAAGGGAGAACAGTTAAGCAATAAAGGTTTTGCCTCTGGACCAGTAAGCTTTATGAAGATGTGGGATGCTTGTGCGGGCTCTGTGAAGTCGGGCGGAAAAAGTCGTCGTTCAGCGAAGCTAGTTTGCATGAATGTCGATCATCCAGATATTATGGACTTTATCCATTGTAAACTTTTGGAAGAACGAAAAGCTAAGTCTCTAATCGGACTAGGCTATTCGGCAGAAGAAGCATACTCGACAGTAGCCTTTCAGAATGCTAATCATTCAGTTAGGGTTACTGATAGGTTTATGGACGCTGTTGAAAATGATGACCCCTTCTTATTAATTAATAGAGGCAATGGAGAGGTTGCCAGAACTCTTCCTGCCAGAGAAATCATACAGGCGATTGCAGAAGTCGCATGGGAAACGGGAGATCCTGGAATCCAATTCGACGAAACAATGAACGAGGACAACCCCGTCCCATCAATGGGGAGAATTAATTCCACGAACCCGTGTTTTTCTGGAGACACATTGGTAGCGGTAGCAGATGGTCGGGGGATGGTCTCATTTAAACAATTAGCAGAAGAAGAAGTAGATGTTCCTGTCTATACTATTGGAGAAAATGGGAAGCTAAAAGTTGCAAACATGAGCAACCCAAGAAAAACCAGAGAGAAAGTACCTGTTTATGCAGTGACTTTTGATTCTGGACTAACTGTAAAAACGACCATCGATCATGAATTTCTTTCTCCTGATGGTATATTAATCCCTCTAAAGGATCTAAAAATAGGCGATGGAGTTAAGTCTGTCATTAAATATCAGGCAAGATTTAAAGATGCCGTTCCTTACAAAACAAATTATAAAGGAGGCGATTACTATTTTTGGGAAAATAATGGCTCAACCCTGTTTGACCATAGGTTAATTGCCTCTTATAAACTTGGTCAAGAATCATTATCAAGGGGAATAGTCGTTCACCATAAAGATTTTAATTCATTAAACAATTCACCAGATAATTTGGAACCTTTAGACAGAGAAGCACATAATAAACTACATTCTGAGAGAATGAAAGGGCAAAATAATCCTGTATTCAAACTAAGCGAAGAAGAAAGAACTGTTTGGAAAGATCGGATTAGTGATGCAATTAAGGGAGAGAATAATCCAAATTTCAGTGGGACATCTAATGAAGATATTATAAAAGAGATAAAAGAAATTACTGCCAACTCTCAATTCGGTTACTTCACAAAAGACTCGTGGTCTGAAGCAGGATTCCCTGTGATTGGGCCCGCTTCAAAGTATAGATTTAAAAGAGTACGAGAATTTGCAGAGGCTGCCGGAGTAAAATATGTAGATAACAATCGACACCATAAAATTATTGAAAGATACAATAATCTTGTTAAGAATAATTATAAATTTAGATTCAATCCAGAGACGCTAGACTTTGTTATTGAGAAGAAATGTGAAGCCACTGGCGAAATTTTTTATGTAAATTACAAAAGAAGACATGTCTCTTTCATAAATAAAACTGTGCAAGGAATTTTTGTCAGTCGAAGAAAGATTAGATTCCTTGATGGCAAAATTAACAAAGGTTATTTAGAAGATGCAAATACGAAAAGGCGCCTAAAAAAAACATTAGAAGCATATAAGCTTTATAAAGAGAACAAGAGCGAAGATATAAACTTTAGGAAAGACTTTGCCCTTATTAGAAATATAGTACGACCAGGGAATATTTTCTGTCCTACAGTAAGTTTCTTAAAAGAAACTGCAGATAAGGTAGAAACAGAAAAAGATCTCATCGTATTAGCAGAAGAAAGAGTCGCCTCTGCCGACTTCTCTATAGGAGAAAGACGGCTAATAATTGGAGATTCCTTTAATCATACAATCACTTCCATCCAACCCGCTGGAGTAGAAGATGTTTATGACGGCACAGTAGAAGGAGAGCATCTTGTCCTTGTAGGGGGGCAAGAGAAAGTTAGTAAATTTGGTAAACCTTGCTACCATTTTATTGTTACAAGCCAATGCTCAGAATTTTCCGCAATAGATTCAAGTAGTTGCAACTTAGCCAGTTTAAATCTCATAAAATATTATAAGTCAGAGACAAATTCATTAGACTGGGATCTGTTTGGAAAAGATATTTCTATAATGATCACGGCGATGGATATCTTAATTGATGCCTCGAAGTATCCAACGGAAGATGTTCATCGTGTTACTACACAAACTCGCCCACTTGGGCTCGGCTTTACTAATCTTGGGGCTCTTCTAATAAGAATGGGCCTTCCTTATGATTCAGAAGAAGCAAGACAGATGGCTTCTGATGTCACTAGGGCAATGACTTTTAATGCTCTTGATCAAAGTATTTTACTTGGAGAAAAACTTGGTTCGTTCGCTGCTTTTGAAGAGAATAAAAAAGCAACCATTTCTATTTATGAAAGGATTGCAAATAGAAAACTTGCTCCTGATGTTAAAATCAGAAACTCTCAGCTGACATTGCTTGCTCCAACTGGCTGTTTGGCTTCTGACACGCTAATATTAACTTCGGATGGATTAATTGAGATTAAAGAGCTTGGTAACTCTTTTAGCCCACAATGGCAAAACATTAATACTAAAATTATACAAGAGAGTAATCCCTCTTACGCTACTAAATTCTTTATTAATGGACCAGCAAATACTATCTCAATAACAACAAGGAGAGGACACAATATCACTTCTACCCCAAATCATAAATTTAGAGTGATCGACAATGAAGGCGCCTATGTTTGGAGAGAGGCACAAGAGATCAAAGAAGGAGATCTAATCGCTCTTAGACTTGGTGGGCACGAAGAACTTCTTAAAGACAAAGAGTATATTCAAATTAGTTCACCCACAAAAGAGACAAATCAAAATAATTTTATCCTTGATGAGCACGTCGCTTCTGTCCTTGGATATTATATGGGGGATGGATTTTTAAAAGAAAAGGGCGGCTTACATCTTGTTATTAACAACAAAGATAAAGATCTTCTTCTCTGGTTCTCTTGGTGGGCAAAAAGGACAGGGACAAATATAACCATTGAAGATAAAGAAGGATGTTTTATTGCAAATAATAATAGCCGTTCTCTTTATAAATGGTTTAAAGATAACTCTTTGGCAAAACCAAAAGGGAACCATGGAGAAGGCGCTGCTGGTGCTTTTATTCCAAAACAGATATTAAGATCTAATACAAAAGTGCTTTGCGCTTTCTTAAGAGGGCTGTTTGAGGCAGATGGAACTATTACGTTTAATGGAGCTAATAATGTTCCCTTGATTGAATTAACCACAGTAAGCGAAAGATTAGCCAAAGAAGTAATGATAACCTTGGAGTCTTTAGGTATTCCAATAACTTTACATAAATACGATAACATATTAGGAAGCTTTGGGAGTAGAAGAAAATACCGAATAAGCATAGCAAGCACTAATGGAGCAGAAATCTTTAGCAAAAAAATCAATTTCTTGTCTACAAGGAAAAAAGAAAGACTTAGTAAAGCAGTTAGCAATATCTCTTATCCGTGTAATAGAAATAATAGACTAAGACATCAAGCTCTTATTGATGATCTTTATCTTTTATCAAAAGGATTGCCATCAAAAATACGCCAAGATATTTTAACAAGAAAGACTTTTGGAAAATTTAATCTAGATTGGGCAAGAGAATTAATAAATCATAACCCAAAACTAGAAAACTCTAAACTTAGTTATATTACAAAACTTAACAATTTACAATTTATAGAAGTTTCAAAGGTAGAGACGACAAGAGAAAAAGAGACATATGACTTATCTGTTCCAGAAAACAATACTTATACTGCTAATGGTTTTATAAGCCATAATACCATAAGTTTTATGATGGATGCCGACACAACTGGTATTGAGCCCTTGTTCGCGCTAAAGGCAACCAAGACCTTAGCTGGTGGCGGGACTATGGAGATTATTCCTGAATGTGTGCAAAATAAATTTAGAGAATTCGGGATAGAGAGAACGGATGAACTAGAAGAAAGTTGGCAAGACATATTTAAGACCGCCAATGAGATTCATTGGAGAGATCACATCCTTATGATGGCTGCTTGCCAGCAGCATCTTAATGGAGCCATAAGTAAAACAATCAATATGCCTGCAGATGCTACAGTAGAAGATATCTTAAAGGCATATCAATTTGCTTATAAGAACGGTCTAAAGGCCTTGGCAGTCTATAGAGATGGTTCAAAAAGTATGCAGCCTATGAGAGCTGCTAGCAAAGAAGATGCTCCAGAAGAGCTTGTAGAGCCTCAAGAGCCACAATGGCAGGCAGTCAGAAGAAGGTTGCCTTCTACTCGGCAGGCACTAAATCATAAATTCAATATTAATGGAATTGAAGGGTTCATCTCTCCTGGAATGTATGAAGATGGTACTTTAGGTGAGGTCTTTATCCGCGCGCAGAAGCAAGGATCGAGCATCTCCGGCTTATTGGATTCTTTCGGAATCATACTATCTCTTGCTCTTCAGTACGGAGTTCCTCTAAGTGTCATTTATGAGAAGCTAAAGCAGACCAGATTTGAGCCAGCCGGTTATACAGATAACCCTGATATCAGGTTCACTACTTCTATCATGGACTACCTGGCAAGATATCTGATGCTTACTTTCGGAGAAGAAGAAGTTGAGATAATTAATATGGCACTTCCAAGTATTGTTCCTACGGCAGAAGAGCCAGTAAAGATGGATCTCTCGGGCCCACCATGTCAGTATTGTGGGAATATGACAAGACTCGTGGGAACCTGTTTTCTCTGCACAGTGTGCGGTCAGTCTGGAGGTTGCTCGTGATCCGATACATTAAGAAAGACGACAATAGAACAAAATTTTTTGGAGGCAAGAAGAATGGTAGATAGTCAATACACAGAGCTATTAACGAGACTAAATTTTATTATTAATCATTTAGAGCAAGACCTAAGATTGCTTAGAGAACTAAGTCAATCCATTGTTAGTATTAGACTACGTTCTTCTCCGGCTGAAAAAATGTATTTTGAGGATAGAGTAAAAGATGATGACAGAGTGGGAAACCCGCCGCAAGCCTCTGGGCTTTAGCCCGAGCGGACAGGCGGGTTTTTCTTGGTTTCAACGTCGCTTTGTGCTTGTTTTCTTGTTGTGCATGTGTATATTGTAGACAGAGAGAACGACAAAACATGGACTATCAGAGAGACGAACACCGAGTGCATCTAGTGGTTTTTCACCTGGTATGGACTCCCAAGAGGTGCAAGGCCATTTTGGTTGGGGAGATCGCGGAGGATTGCAAGACCCTCATCGAGAACAAGTGTCAGCAACAGGGTTGGACCATTCTCCAACTGGCGGTGCAGCCCGACCACATTCATTTGTTTGTCCGTGTGTGGCCCGAGACATCCGCTTCGCAGATCGTAAAGGAATGCAAGGGGCTTACTTCTCACGAACTGCGAGCCAAGTACCCCGAGTTGAAGCGCCGCCTCCCGTCTCTGTGGACACGGTCGTTCTTTGCGGCTACCGCTGGAAATGTGAGCCAGGAAACAATCCAGAAGTACATCGTGGCGCAGCGAGGACTTTGATGTTGAAGACTTTCCGATATCGGCTCTACCCGAGCAAGGCGCAACGAAAGTTGCTGGACTCGACGTTGGAGACGTGTCGCCGATTTTACAACGACTGCTTGGCCGAGCGGAAAGATGTTTTCGAAACCGAACAACGCAGCGTCGGAAAGTTCGAGCAGTTGAAGCACGTCAAGGAAAGCAAAGCGACCAACCCCTACACCAGGGGCGTGCACAGCCACATCTTACAGGTGGCCGTGTCGGATCTGGACAAGGCATTCCAGGCGTTCTTTCGTCGCGTGAAGGCCGGGGAGAAGGCGGGTTATCCACGTTTCAAGGGACGCAACCGCTTCGACTCTTTCGGGCTGAAAGAACTCGGCAACGGGTTCAAGATCGACGGACGGCGGCTGAAGTTATCAGGCATCGGTCGCATTCCTGTTCGCTGGCATCGCACGCTTGAAGGCGATGTCAAGACGGTGCGCGTTGTGCGAAATGCGGGTCAATGGTTCGCGTGCTTCTCGTGTGAGGTCGAGGCGAAACCACTTCACTCAACTGGTAAGAGCATCGGGATCGACGTGGGAATTTCGAGTCTGATCACTACTAGCGACGGGGAGAAGATAGAGAATCCGAAGTGGTATCGCGCGGACCAAGCCAAGTTGCGCGTTGTTCAACGGCGCGTGTCCCGCAGGAAGAAGGGGAGCAATCGACGTCGCAAGGCCGTGGTGTTGTTGCAACGGCAACACGAGAGGACGAAAAATCGTAGGAAGGATTTTCTAAACAAGTTGGCGTGCATGCTGATTGTTGCCAACGACATGATCGCCATCGAAGATTTGCAGATCCGAAATATGGTTCACAATCGGCACTTGTCCAAGAGCATCATGGATGCGGGTTGGGGATATTTACGGCAACGACTTGAAGCCAAAGCGGTAGAAGCTGGACGTCAAGTCTTCGCGGTTGATCCAGCCTACACGTCTAAGTCATGCTCCGATTGCGGGACCGTTTTCGAGGATCTGAAATTGAGCGATAGGTGGATACGTTGCGATTGCGGACTATCACTGGACCGCGACCACAACGCCGCCTTGAACATTCTCAGGAGGGGACACCTCCTTCGGGAGTTAACGTGGGCCGCCAGAGGGCCGTGCGTATCCCGAGAAGCCGCTGGGTTTTAACCCATGCGGAGTGTCACCTTGGTTGATTTCTCTTGCATGATCTAAAAATATAAAGTATTGTCTTCCACATGGAAGAAGAAAATCCTTATATTGGCTGCAGAAATAATATCTTAGATAGAAGTTGGGTCACTGAGCTTTGGATGCGCGTCATCCAAAAAGCTATAGATGATTTAGCTGTAGCTATCCGAATGCATGAAGACGGAGAACCATTATCCGAAGAGGATAAATTCAATGCAGATACTGCTTATAACTTCTTGTTTATAGATGGTTATACAATCAGCATTGGCGACGCAGAGAAGCCAAAAGATATCACAACAGCAGAACTAATCAGTATCTGGGGGTGTGAAGATATAAATATGTGGAGAGAAGGAATAGTAGAGAAGCTAAAGCAGCTTGTCGAAGAAAAGCGCAAGGCTGTCTATACTAGGAGAGGAAGACTCTAATGGAATTCAAGGAACAACAGATAAAAGAGATGACTGACTTCCTGGATAGTTTCCAAGCGGGTGATAACTCTCCTGGAAATGAAGATGATCATTACTTTGGGAAAGTACAGCCAATTGATTTCATTGAAGATCAGGACCTCGGCCCGCACGAAGCCAATATCGTAAAGTATATTTGTCGCTGGCAGCGCAAAGGTGGAATTACAGACCTGTTGAAAGTAGCCTGGTACACCATGCGTCTGATAAAATTGGTCCAAAGGAGAGAGGCGCTAGCCAAGAAACTATCCCAACCAAGTACGCCTCCACTACCTGAAGCATCAGGACCAGTTATAGTTAGAGAAGGACCGACCCGGCCAAGCACAGCACCAAAGTTAGGCTGGCCATGATGTCCTATCGACAAAAAGGAAGTGGCTTTAATTGTCAGTAAAGAAAGTATTAGATGTGATTAGAGAGTACTGTCCAGATGCCAGTATCGGTTATATGAACGAGACCTGGTGGGGCAGACTATTGCCAGAGTCTTTAAGAAGAGCAGTAAGAACTATTTGGAA